TCGTTACACCACAGTGGGCTTCAAGGTAGGTGAGGATGACATTCCTCGAATACAGTATGACTACGAGATTATCAAGACGAATGATTTGTCTATGATTACTCTGAGAAAGAATGAAAAGTTTAACACGATGTTAGGACTTATACTAAATGCCATGTTACTAGATTTAGGAGATGCGAGTGAAGTTGAGGCTGGAGCAAATAATTCTAAAGAATCTGATACAGAGGGAAGACTACACGAGAAAAGTTCTTCCGTTTCTGAAGGATAGTTATTTCTCCAATCAAGAAGATCGGCTACTTTTCACTGAAGTGGCCGACTTCATTCTTAAGTATAATCAACAGCCAACGTTTGATGCATTACATATTGAGATTAACAATGTTCGTGGTGTTACGGATGATACAGTCAAGAAAGTTAGTGAAACACTAAATGTTCTCAAAGATGACACAGATCAGACAAATCTAAATTGGCTTGTTGAGTCTACAGAATCCTTTTGTCAAGAGAAGGCAATCTATAATGCCATCACTGAATCATTGGAGATTATGAATGGACGAGGGAAACTCTCTAAGGGCGCTATACCTACTTTGTTGTCTGACGCTCTGGCTATATCTTTTGATCCGAACGTTGGTCATGATTATATAGAACAAGCCGATGAAAGATACGAACACTATCATAGAGTAGAAGAAAGGTTACGTTTTGATCTTGACTTTTTTAACAAGATTACAAAGAATGGAGTTCCGAGAAAAACTCTTAATATTGTTATGGGTGGTGTCGGTGGTGGTAAATCTCTCACTCTCTGTCACTTTTCTGCTAGTTATCTTTCCATGGGCAAGAATGTTCTTTATATCACCCTAGAACTTGCCGAAGAAGAGGTTGCAAAGCGTATCGATGCCAATCTAATGAACATCACATTTGATGATCTAATGGCTCTACCAAAAGATTTATATGACAATCGTATTGCTAAGTTGAAACAAAAGACAAACGGCAAACTTATCATCAAAGAGTATGCCACAGCAACGGCATCAACCATTCACTTTCGTTCTCTGTTGAACGAACTAAATCTAAAGAAAGGATTCGTACCAGATGTTATCATGGTCGACTATCTCAATATTTGTGCGTCATCCCGTATCAAGCCTGGTAATGGTGTTAATAGTTATACCTACGTTAAAGCGATTGCCGAAGAGTTACGAGGTCTAGCGGTCGAGTTCAATGTGCCAATCTGGTCAGCAACACAGTTGACCCGAAGTGGTTATACATCTACCGATCCTGGCATGGAAGATACGTCCGAGTCCTTTGGTCTACCTGCAACGGCAGATTTCTTTATTGCTCTCGTAGTAACGGAACAACTATCGCAACTAAACCAGATTATGGTAAAGCAGTTGAAGAACCGATACAACGATCCAGGACTCAACAAAAGATTTATTATAGGGGTTGACAGAAGCAAGATGAAGTTGTATGATGTTGAACAATCAGCACAGAACATTGTTGACTCAGGACAGGAAGAAGATGTGCCAAAGCCAACATTCAACAAACCTAATACTAACAAGTTCAAAGGACTAAAGGTATGAAAAAACTCTATACATACTATCCTGAGTTTAATGATAACGATGAACTGCTTTGGCTTGTGTTTGAAGAGGCAACAAGTCAGGTTGTTGCCGAGTTTTTCTTTGAGGATGATGCGGAAGAGTTTGCCACATTTTTAGGAAATGGTGGTGGCTTTGCAGGATTCACTCCAAGATTTGTCTTGACAAAGGTACCCAAACCTGATATAAATGAGGCATTCTTGGCAGAGTTTGCGGAATAATTCCAAAAAAAGATAAAAAAATTCAAAAAAAGTTCTTGACATTCCGTTTTGTAACATATATACTATTCAGACAATAAAGATTGGTTCCATAGCTCAACAGGAGAGAGCGACCGCCTTCTAAGCGGTAGGTTGAGGGTTCGAGTCCTTCTGGAATCGCCATTTATGGGGGTGGGTGTAAGACACAAGAGGGACTTATAAACCCTTTAGCGGCCGATTACCGTTCTCGACCAGGAGCGTTACCTGGCACCCCTACCAACTCTGGAGTGTAATGTGGAAAAGTTTGAACTACTCTTTCAGTGTTATCTTTCTGGACAAATGTCCGAGAGACAGTGGCAGGAACATTTAAAGTATGACGAGGGATTAAGGGATTGGTACGAATGTAGACAACTGATAAAGTCTACAGAAACAATAGACTAAGGGTGCGTCATTCTGTCGCAGATTTTCTGGGTTGACTTGTCGGTCCGTTTAGGGTATAGTATGCGAACGGTGAGAGAAAACAGAGACAGGAACACGGTGCGACAACCTGACGCACTTTTTTTCGAAAAAAGTTCTTGACTTTGTGTTTCCGATGCTATATAGTGATGGTCTCTTGTGCGATAGGAGAAAGATATGAAGGATACGAATGTGAAACGCTCTGCTTATTGGATAGTAGAAGCATGGACTAATGAGAATAAGCCTGTGTTCCGTGGCCAGTTTCTATCTTTTGATATGGCTTGGGATAAGTATTATTCTTTCAAAAATAAAGCAAACGTATCCTTGCAACGCAAGTTCAAGGAGACTAAGATTGCTTGAAACTAATACCGCTGTTTGACATTGTAAATCTGTAGTAGCTGAGGTGCCGTGTCCGGAACTGGTTACGGAGCGGTCTGCAAAACCGTTTTATGTGGGTTCAAGTCCCATCGGCACCTCCAATACTCTTAATAATATGCACCAGCAATGGACCTGCCAGTCCGTTGTGTTGTTCGTCTAATGGATAGGACATCGTGGCAGCGAGATATGGGTTCAAGTCCCATACAATAGGTGCGTATTATTAAGAGTATTTTTAGAAAGGTGTAGGCTCGCACGGGTAAGGCGCCAATAAAAAACTGATACCCAAGCCTTGTGTCGCAAATAGGTTCTGCTCTGGATTGCAACTATCAGAATGCGTGACATAGTAAACCTACATCTCTCTAAGAGTATTTTATACTGTATTGATGGGCGCATCCCTATAAGTCTAAAGATATGGCCTTGAACCATATACGCATGGGATGGGTCTTTCAATACAGTGTTATTCCGGAGAATCCGAGCAAGGTGCATGGACGTGACTGTTAATCACTGGTTAGTGGGGTTCGATTCCCCAATCCGGAGCCAATACCGCCCATTCGTCTAGTGGCTAGGACGCTTGCCTTTCAAGCAAGAAAAAGGGGATCGAAACCCCTATGGGTGACCAATAATGGCCGTGTAGGTTTCTGGGGAAACCACTTGTCTGTCTAACAAGTTTAGGTGGGTTCGATCCCCATCACGGTCGCCAATTTTCTGGTCATTGTGCCACCGAGGTGCAACCAGAAGTAAAGCAAAGTTGATTATATCACCTAGGAAGGATATAGTTGACAACGGTGGGGAGTTTATGGACCTGTAACTCAATTGGTAGAGTAGCGGACTCTTAATCCGTTTGTTGAAGGTTCGAGTCCTTCCAGGTTCACCAATTATGGATCCGTAGCACAATAGGTGGTGCAAGGGACTTTTAATCCCAAGGCTGTCGGTTCGAGTCCGACCGGATCCTCCAATTGCGGGTGTAACTCAGTGGTAGAGTCACAGTCTTCCAAACTGTTGGTCGTCGGTTCGATCCCGTCCACCCGCTCCATTGTCTTACTGTGGGACTTGAACAATCCACAGTCGCCATATGCTGTCCTAGGTTATCGGGCATATGGATATGAGTAACCGGCTACTCGGAGGTCCGGCAGATAACCCGTCTTCTGTTCGCTAATCTGCCACAACGAAATAGTGGCTGGGAGATAGTAGTAACTCCCTGCGAGATTTTATCTCCACGTATCCACCTTCGCTACGAACGAAGAGTAAGGTAACTGGATGCAAATGCAGGTTCGAATCCTGTCGTGGAGTCCATTATGCTGGTAGGTCGGCAAGATGTCGAGGCGCTCTCATAAGGCGTTTAAGGTTGGTTTAATTCCAACTATCAGCACCAGAGTGCCTTCCACGACGGCGTAAACGTCAGGGCACAGCAGGTTAGCCAGTCCCCTGTTGGAAGAAATGTCTGGCACAGTTTATTGCGGTCAGGTGGTCCGGAGACCATTCTTGTCTCATAAGCAAGAGAGCCATGTTCGACTCATGGGTCCGCATCCAATATCGGTGAAGTGTTACGGTAGCACGGAAGTCTCCAAAACTTTAGGCGAGGGTTCGACTCCTTCCACCGGTGCCAGTTTTCAAATGAAAGTCGTCAAAATGAATGTTATATTAACAATGACAACTGTTCCAAATAGAATGGAACACTCTTTAAAGAAATCTGTTAATCGTATTCTAGACATGCCAGAAGACTTTGAGTTACATATAAACATTCCTAAGGTGCAAGCATCTACAGAAGAAGAGTATATTATACCTAAATGGTTGAAAGAGATTTCTAATCCTAAACTCAAAATCTTTGATGATGTCGAGGATTTAGGACCTAGAACGAAACTCATTCCTACTTTATTACGGGTGTCTAATAATAGTATTCTAATTACTGTAGATGATGATGTTGTGTATCGAAACGGTATGATTTCATATCATTTGGATCTCAGAAAAAAATATCCAGACGATGTAACTGGATTTGCTGGTGTGGGTGAAGATGGTAAATATTACACCTCCGTTAAAGATAATGTTAATGTTGCGGTCTTAGAAAACTATAAAACAGTATCATATAATCGATCTTTCTTTGAAAAAGATTTCTTTGAAAAGTATCTTGACAAATCTTGGAACGATGATATAATAACAGCATGTTACTTTAGAGATAAGAAAAGAAACAAGGTAGTTGTTAAATATGAGCAGGAAACATATTTTTCACCCAGAGTTATTTCTTTTCCGATTGCCTCTCTAATTGAAACAGATTTTGGAGGTTGTGATCTTTTTAGAAATGATTCTAGAAAGAATACGTTTACAGAGATATTAGATCAATATAACAGGGTGTAGCTCAATTGGTAGAGTGCTTGGTTTGGGACCAAGAAGTTGGGAGTTCGAGTCTCTCCACCTTGACCATTTACGAAAGTAACATAGATATGGATAGAAATGAAGTTATTAAACAGATAGCATTAAGAATGATAGTATTCTTTCTAATATGTATAGCAACTGGTTTCATACTATCGGATCTAAACATCCATAGTCAATTAGCAGAAGGAAATAGTCAGAATGTTCAAGATTTCAGAAGAGACTAAGGCTGCGGCCATTGAAGCAATGCGAGCAATTTTAGGTGACGGTCCAACTGATAATCAATTGGATGAGGCATTTGAAGCATCGGTTGCTATCGTAAAGAAGCAGTTTGGAATGTAAGAATATATGGAGAGTTGGCTGAGTGGTCGAAAGCGGCCGTTTGCTAAATGGTTGAACCCTAATCGGTTCCATAGGTTCGAATCCTATACTCTCCGCCAATTCGGAGTAAGTAACAGGCAAGGAGTCTGCACCGCTTGGAAAGCGGATGGTTCCCGAAAGGGAATAGGTGTCGGATACCTACTACTCCGCCAGAATAAATGGGTGGTTAAGCAGAGCGGCCTCTGTCCTCGCCTCGAAAGCGAAGGGTGCCTGTAAGGGCATGGTGATCGACACATCAGCCACCCGCCACAGACTCCATGGTTGATCTATCACTAGGAGACCATGAGCCGTCGGATCAAGATAGGGTCACGGACGGAAGGGGACACGATAGGGGCGTTGTGTCGGATATAGAGCGAATAGAAATGGTGGGGGCTACTATATCATTAGAGTTTTATGCGGGATTAGTTCAATGGCAGAACACCTGTTTTACACGCAGGGTGTCGGTGGTTCGATTCCATCATTCCGCACCATTATACTCCGGTCGCCAAGTGGTTAAGGCCAGCCGCTCATAACGGCTCTATCGGGGGTTCAAATCCCTCCCGGAGTACCATTTAATGCCCCTATGGCCAAATTGGTAAAGGCGTCTCGTTTAGGCCGAGAAGTTTGTAGGTTCGAGTCCTTCTAGGGGCACCAGTTTAAGTCCTTCCTAGTCCATCGGGACTGTCCGGTGGGTTAGGGAGGCACCCATTATGCGTTCTTGGTGTAGGTGATCCGCACGACTGCCTGAAGAGCAGAAGGACTTAGTTTGATTCTAAGAGAACGCACCAGTTATGCCCTCGTAGCCCAATCGGCAGAGGCAGTTGGCTCAAACCCAATACAGTGTCGGTTCGAATCCGACCGAGGGCACCAATATCAATTTGATACAGAGAATATAGCATGATGGTTTATTATAAAACGACATTCATTCCAATGTGGAAGAAAGAAGATAAAGATAATGGATATGATTGTGTTGGTATAGTTGTCGGTGAACATCGCTGGTATGACACCGATCCCTATAATGAACACTTTATTCATGAGATAAAATATCATCAATATTCTGAGTTGATGATAGGTGTTATGCTGGCATAGTGTAGTGGTAGCACCCGAGGTTGTGGACCTCGGAGTCCAGGATCGATACCTGGTGCCAGTGCCATTTACGCTCCTGTAGTATAAAGGTATTACAGGGTCTTGGTAAGACTCAAAACTCGGATCGTTACCGGGCAGGAGCACCAGTTTGTATATGTAAACATATGTAGACGAAAAAGCACTTGACATTCCGTTCCAGGTGTGCTATTATTAGACATAATGAGAAAGGAAATGGAATGAATAAGGTTTGGATCTTTGATATTGACGGAACGCTTGCTAACGTCCATCATCGTTGGCATCATATTAATGGTGGTGATAAAAAGGATTGGGATGCGTTTTTTGCCGATCAAATCAAGGACGAACCTTATCAGCCAGTAATGGATATCCTTCACGCTCTTGCCTTTGATCGTGAAGATGACAAGGTAATCTTTGTTACGGCCCGTGATGAACGGTTTCGTGAGGTCAGTTTAGAATGGCTAAATCGTCATATCAGTTATGAGGTTAGTAACGAAGACTTGTATATGCGTCCTGGTGGTAATCGTGAAAACGACGACCTTATCAAGGTGCAGATTATCAAAACTTGGTTGCAGCGGCATCCTGCTTATAAGGTCGGTGCAATCTTTGAAGATAGGCATCGGATCATCGATGCATTTCGTGCCGAAGGCTGGTATACCTTTGAGTGTAATCAGCAGCGGTTAGAGTTTTAGAGTTATTGTCCACGACCCAGCTAGTGAAGGGGCTGTCCTGATAAGACAGTAGCCGTGAGGAGCGTAACCTCAGTGGACAACCAGTTTGCGTGGGCGGCAACGACGGCGGGTTGCGACGGACTGTAAATCCGTTCCCTATGGGCTAGTTGGTTCGAATCCATCCCCACGCACCAAATTACGGGCGAGAGCAAGGATGCATCCTAGGTTATAGGGGTTCGATTCCCCCTCGTCCACCACTTTATTCGGGGGTAGTTTAATGGTAGAACGTCGGTCTTTGGAACCGACTGTCTGGGTTCGAGTCCTAGTCCCCGAACATAAGCACCCAAGTTTACTAAATAGCAATATCAATAAGACTGTTTAGTAAACTTGGGGTTTAGCGTATGTTTTATACAATCTATAAGATAACAAATAAGATAAATGATAAAGAATATATCGGTAAACATCAAACAGTTCGCTTAGACGATGATTATATGGGTTCAGGTAAGTTGCTCAAAGCGGCATATGCGAAGTATGGAATAGAAAACTTTATCAAAGAAACTCTTTTTGTATTTGATAATGAAGATGAAATGAATCGCAAAGAAGCAGAGTTGGTTACAGAAGATTATTGTTGTCGTTATGACACATATAACATTTGTCCAGGTGGTCAAGGTGGATGGGGTCACATCAATATTAATGGTATTAATCTAACAGAAAAACACGCCGAGGCCGCCAAGAAAAACTTAAAAAAGGCAACAGATAAGTTTGTTTGTTTGATGAAAGATGAGAAGTGGAATAGTTCGTTTCGCAAAACTATTAAGGAAACGCATTGTAGTAAAAAAGACGGTTATGTAAATCCGTTTAAGAATAAACGACACTCACAATCTTTTATTGATAGTTTAAAAGGACACAAAAATCAGTGTGGTGAAAAGAATAGTCAGTTCGGCACTTGTTGGATTACCAACGGTAGCGAGAATAGAAAGATTAAGAAAGAAGAACTTGACAAATGGACTTCTTTGGGTTATAATAAGGGTAGAGTTATTCTAGGATAGTGAAACAGTATCACGGGTGACTCTGAATCACCAGTTCCAGGGGCGGAACCTGGTCCTAGATCCAATTACAGAAAGGTTACATTATGAATAAGTTCTTGACAACGGCAGTCGTTTTTGCTACACTAACAACCTCAGCAATGGCTGACCCTGTTACCGATTTTTTCGGTGGTATATTTGGCGATCAATCGTCTCCACAAACAAGAGTGAGAAAGACTAGACATGCTAGACAGACGATTTCACAACATGATAATGACAGCGGGAGTGCTGATTTGGTTTCTTATTGGGGTCATTCTGACCATGGAGGCAGTCGCATGGTTGCTTCGTTTTACGGTCATGGTGAACGTCTTTCAAAGCACACCGCATCCGGAGCAGTTTTCAATCCTCGTGCCTATACAGCAGCACATAGAACATATCCATTCGGCACAGTGCTAAGAGTTTGTCATAGAGGTTGTGTAAATGTCACAATTAATGATCGTGGTCCGTTTGTTAGAGGTCGCAACTTGGACTTGTCTTATGGTGCTGCTCGTGCTATTGGGATGGGTTCTACTTCCAGTGTTAGTGTTCAACGGTTAAACTAACTATATACTCCTTGAGGAAGATGGAGATATAGCCATGTCAGTAGTAGATTTTAGAGTCCTCAAAGAAAAACAAGAGTTAGCAAAAGAATTGAAAGAATGGCGAGAGCGTCTTAGACTATGTTACGAGTATGATTGGAAAGATCCGTCTAGGGCAATCTGCCATTCCGAAGTCAAAAGATTGACAGAACTGGATGAAGGTCAAACGATAATAGATAAGAATGTCGGCGGTTCGATTCCGTCCAGGTCCACCAATATGCTGCGGTCTTCTAAATGGCCTAGGAAACTTCGTTCTCAGCGAAGGCAATGAGGGTTCGAGTCCCTTCCGCAGCTCCAAATATTTCTCTTGACATTTCCAAAAAACACTATATAATATGTGTATGTTGCGTTGCAGCAGACACGGAAACTTCGCTAACTATAGGAAGGAAAACGAATGAGAACTATTTCAATCGCATTAGCTGCCATGCTAATTGGTGGCACAGCATATGCAGGCGATGTTATTGCACCGCCTATTACAAAGTATGTCGAGGCACCACTACCTCCAAAGCGACCAACTAATTTCGGCAAGATCGATAATCAGAAGGTCAATCAGAGAATCGTGGAACTCACCACACGAAAGTAATAAATAGTCCTACAACAGTGGCCCCTGCAACGGGGGTCACTTCTCTCTTATGGAGTCGAAAATGAAAAAGATTGTTGCGCTTCTTACTGTTCTTGGTATTTCTCTTGCCGCTATTTCTCCCGCTAGTGCTTGGTATCGTGGTGGATGGGGTGGTTATTATGGTGGTTGGGGTCCTGGTGCTGCCATTGGTGCTGGTATTGCTGGTGCTATTGTTGGCGGTGCTATTGTCGCCGGATCTCGTCCTTATTACGGCGGTTATTATGGCGGTTACTATCCTGCGTATGGATACTATGCTGCTCCTGCTCCAACATACTATTATCCTCAGACATATTACGGTTGGTAAGGCACAGAGAGGAAGAGAATGTGCTATTACACACTAACACTGGATCATGTTGCTAGTGACAAAGGTCACACAAGAGCAATCATGATTATTGATGCCAAAAGTAAAACTGAAGCAACAGCAAAGTTTCTGAATGCTTTTGGTGTCCAATATTACAACGATGTTGTTGTAACGGAAGGTATTCATGTCGAGAACGGTTTTGATAGGCTCTTGACAGAACATGTAAAAAAGTATATACTAAAGGCAAAGAGTAAGTCATCAGATGCCCCGTTGGTATCTTATCAGAATATGATCAACCTAAAGGATGTATCATGAGAAAGTTTTTGATTGCTTCGGCATTAGTTCTTGGTTTGACTAGCCCTAGCCTTGCTTGGTATGACTCTTACGGTGGGTTCACTTGTGGTTATCTAGATCCTCTCACCTCCATTCTAGATAGCATTTTTGGCCCACCGTGTCCACCGCCAGTTGCTGTTGTTCAGGCTCCTCCAGTAGTTGTTGAACGTCCTGTTGCGGTTCCTGTTCCTCAGCCAGTTCCTGTTGTAGTTGGTAGGCCATGTCCTACTTATGGTAATTGGTGTTGGTAAAATAAGCGCTGGTATAGTATAATGGCATTACAGTTGCCTCGTAAGCATCAAACGGGGGTTCGATTCCCTCTACCAGCACCATTTAGGAGAATGAAATGAGATATGCTATTATTGGTATTGTGTTTTCTATTCTAGGCTCGCTTACATTTCAGTATTTGAATCACGCTGATGCAGCACCTACAAAAGAAGAAACAAAGACAGAAGAAAAGTTGGTCTGTGAAAAGACTGACGGTCTAACAAAGAAGATGAATGATAAGGGTTTCTATCATCTCCTGAATATGACAAATGATAATGATGTGGTTGAAACTATTTGGATCGCAGGCACTGCCGTTATTATCACCGCACAGACTGGTGATAATTCCTGTATCCTTGCTTCTATGAAAGACGTAATCTATAATCCTGATACTCTCAAAGGTCTTGTAAATGCCTACGAGAAGCAGACAGGCAAGCAAAAGGATATTTAAATGGCATGGGGTTATCATCTTATACTAGATTGTTATGATGCGGACAAAGAATTAATCACCGATGCAAAGAACATCGCCGCTTTTGCACTAGCATTAGTAAGTCGTATTGATATGGTTGCATATGGTGAACCGCAAGTCATTCATTTTGGTGAAGATGATAAGGCTGGATATACACTAATTCAGTTGATAGAAACATCTAACATCACGGCACATTTCTGTGATAAGAGTGGCAACTTTTACCTAGATGTTTTCTCATGTAAGCCATACGCTACAGATACAGTGTTAGAAACAGTCAATCAATTTTTCGCACCCAAGAAGATTAGGGAGCGTTATATAGAAAGAGACTAAAATGCGTAAGAGACTAGACTTGGATGAGGTAAGAGAGTTCATAGAAAACTCCTCGGCTACTACTAAGATTTACATTGGTTCAGACTCAGAGCGTCATCGTCGTGGTGGTGTCTGGTTTGCAGACTATGCGGTTGTTGTGGTAGTTCATAAAGACGGTAAACATGGTGCTAAGGTCTTCGGTGAAATCACGACTGAACGTGATTATGATCAGAAGAAGGATAAGCCGAGAGTGCGTCTAATGAATGAGGTCATGAAGGCCGCTCAACTCTATCTAGATTTGGAAGAAGCAATCGGTGACCGAGAGTGCCAGGTTCACATCGATATCAATCCAGATCACAAGCACGGTTCATCTTGCGTAATCAGTGAAGCGGTTGGCTATATCAAGGGCATGACGGGAGTGACGCCTAGAGTAAAGCCAGAGGCCTGGGCAGCATCTATTTGTGCTGACAAGTTCCCAGAACTTACGTCACATTGATGACATAATGCTTTACTAAATAGTATTCCACAGGGTGTCATATGTCCTGTGGTTTACCGTCGGTGTCTGCGGATGTACCAGCACCGACAATTAACTCCATACGGCCTCGTCAGGTTCTTCCTAAAACAATCCCACATTTCCTTAATCTTTCGTTATCGTGTGATTGTGCGTGGCCGTATATAACAGAAAGGTACTACTATGAAGAAGATTTTATTTGCTTTCATTACGGTACTTGCTCTTAGCGGTACCGCCGAGGCAAGAAATCAATATTCAAATCAAGAAGCAGGAGAGTTCAATCTATTAGACTCTATTCTAGGCACAACCAATAGTAACTGGAGTGTATCTCCACGCATTCATGGTCGTGCTAGACTTGCTTCAAGACATCACTACACCCATACAGCAGGTAGAGGAAGAAACGTTGGTGCGTCGGCATCAATTGTTGCATATGGTAGAATGTTACAGCATTCTGGTTTCCGTGTGTCAGAGCATCCTGCTTTTGGAGGTGTTCATCCAGTTCATCATGGATGGGCGCACTATGCTGGTCGGGCAATCGACATCAACATAGGTCGTGGTGTTAGAGAGGCGTCAAACTCAGGTGCTAGACATCGATTTGACAATCTCGCTGCGAGAGCCAGAGCGGCAGGTTATACTGTGCTTTGGAAGGTAGCAGGTCACTTTGACCATATGCATATACAACGTTAATAGGGAGGGGCAGGAGAAATCCTGCCCTTTTTATCATGCAAATACTAAAGACCATTTGGACAGAACGAAAAAGAATAGGACAAGAACGTATAGATATATGCGGCACTTGCGACAGATATGAAAACGACAAATGTAAAGAATGTGGATGCATAATGAGTATTAAGGTAATGTTTCCTTATGCTAATTGTCCATTAGATAAATGGAAACAATACCGAGATGAAGACTTGACAATTGGCTAAAATATGATATAATACATCATGAAATCAGTGAACAACGGAATACTTCACACCCTTGCTAAGGTAGCGGCCGCTAATCCTAATCCACAGGAAAAGTTGGCTGCTGCTATCGTTTATCGCAATCGGATTATTTCCGTTGGACTGAATAGTATGAAATCTCATCCTATGGCAGCCAAATACGGAAAGAATCAACACGCTATTTTCCTACATGCTGAGGTAGCCGCTATCAAGAATGCTCTCCGTGAAATCGGTGTGGATGACTTTTCCAAGTGTGACATTTATATCACAAGAGTAAAGAAGGAAAAGCCATTCACCAAAAAGTTTGTATGGGGTTTGGCTAAGCCTT